AACATCCCAAAGTTTATCAAAATCTAACTGTTAAGGACTACATATGCTAGACGTTTCTTACATGGCCCATCACGGGTCAGACGATTTGGTCGTGGATGCTGCTCGGGTTTCGTTCTCAAAGCAAGCTGATAACTACGGCGAAGGTCGCAACCAAAGCCTCATAGATTTTCTCGCTAGAGAAAAACACCTCCACCCCTTCTCCCATCCTCAAGCCACCTTCCGGTGTTCCGCACCAATCTTTGTAAGCCGACAACTGGCAAAGCACCAAGTGGGTGGGACATGGAATGAAGAGAGCCGCCGGTACATCAAGACCTCACCATCATACTGGAAGCCTGATTTCTTTCGGGCATCTGCAGCTGACGTAAAGCAAGGCTCATCCTCCGAACCACACCGCAGGTCCGAGGAGTTCATCGATGAATACCACGACATCTGCATCGATGCGATTGCTACATACAATAAGATGGTGGCGCTGGGCATCTGTGCTGAACAAGCTCGGGCAATCCTTCCGCAAGGTGCCATCACTGAGTGGGTATGGACCGGCAGTCTTCTGTTCTGGTCTCGCGTTTATAACCTGCGGATCAAGCCAGACACACAAAAAGAGACCAGACATTTTGCCGAGTTACTCGGTGAACAGATGGCCTCTTTGTATCCCTATTCATGGGAGGCTCTGACCAATGGATGAAGATGACGAAGCTAAGGTCACAGAGATATTAGAGATGCCACTCGGTCACCTAATCCAGATGCTCTCACAAAGTGACGAAGATGACTTCGACATGACCATAGGTTTCTCTGATGTAGTTGTCAGAGTTTTCATCACACTTTTACCAGAAGGAACCATGCAATGAAATTTCTTATTGATGCTGACATCGTGGCTTTCAAAGCTTCAGCAAGCACCGAGCGACCCATAGATTGGGGCGATGGTATGTGGACCCTACATGCTTTCGAGCATGAGGGCATTGAGTATATACATTCGTATCTACATAAGATCGTGAATACTCTGGGTGATGGCGAGTTTAGTCTATTTCTCACCGACCCTGAGAACTGGCGCAAAGAAGTATTGCCCAGCTACAAGTCTAATCGCAAAGGTCAGCGTAAACCGCTCACTCTACAGCCGTTGCGGCAATACATGCTCGATAACATGAGAGCGGTCATGGTTCCTTCGATGGAAGCCGATGACCTTCTGGGCATCACTGCCACCAACGAGACTGACTGTGTGATTGTCTCGGAAGATAAAGACCTAGCAACCATTCCCTGTCAGCTGTTCAATCCCGCAAAGGATGAGGCAGTACGCACCATCTCAGAGTTTGACGCAGACTACCTGCATATGAAGCAAACCCTGACAGGTGACCCAGTGGATGGCTATGCGGGTCTTGCTGGCTGTGGTGATAAAACAGCCGAAAAAATTTTGGACGGTTGCGAGACAGTCAAGGAGATGTGGGCAGCGGTTGTCCAAGCTTACTCCAAAAAGAAACTCTCAGAAGAGGTTGCACTAACACAGGCACGGGTCGCTCGTATCTGCCGTGCATCTGATTTTGATTTCAACACAGGAAAGGTAATTCTATGGAAGCCCCCGACATAGTAAATAATCCAGATCATTACACTCGGTTCACCATCCAACCCATCGAGTTCATCACTGAGAACGAACTGCCTTGGCACACCGGTAATATAGTTAAGTACGCGCTCAGGGCTGGCTTTAAACTTTACCCCGGCAAGGGGCCAGAAGATAGTGAGATTATCGATCTTCAGAAAGTAATCCGAAACGCTCAAGTTCGTATAGATCATTTAAGGATCGATACATGATGAGCAAGTACTATGTTATATCCACTAAAACCTGCAAGTTCTGTGAGGAAGCTTACAACCTCCTTGAGCAAGAAGACTTAGACTTTACGATTGTATACCTAGAAGACGATCCATGTATGCGGACGCTGCTACAGATGGCAGACCTAAACACAGTACCTCAAATCTTCAAGCCAGATGGTGAACACCTCGGAGGTTATGCAGACCTTAAAGTTCTAATAGGTCGCTAATGTTCACGGTGGAGTTTGACGCAGACGCCACCATCATCACATCACTAGACGATCAAGGAGACCTCGAAGACTTGGAAGTTATCCAAGACGAAAGGTTCGTATTCCTACGTCAGTGGGACGAATACTCGGGAGAGTATCAAGTCCTGATGATTACCCCCAACCAGTTCCAAGACATCATCGCTGCACAGGAATGCAGTGAGGGTGCATATCATTTAAGGATCAAAGACCATGGGCTTTAATATGGACAAGTACCAAAAGCTAGCTGCGACAACCGCAATATATCCACAAGAAAAAGCTTTGGAATATTTAACACTCGGCCTCACTTCTGAGGTCGGGGAACTGACAGGTAAGATTGCCAAGTGGTATCGTAAAGATAACGCATACCCACACGCAGATGTCATGGATGAACTAGGCGATGTACTATGGTTCGTCAGCGAACTGGCACGGCAGCACAATCAATCCCTCTCAGTATTAGCACAAAAAAATTTAGATAAGTTGGCCTCTCGCATGGAACGCGGGACGCTGCAGGGAAGCGGTGATAATAGATGAGTGACATTCGAGCAAGCGTGGTAACACGCAGAACATACAACCGGCCTCTCAATGACGAAGGCACAGTCTTTGAAACTTGGGAGCAAACTGTGGACCGAGTGATCGGCCACCAGCAATGGCTGTGGGAACGAGCCAAAACAGATAAACTTAACCAAGGTGAACTTGGTGAACTGAATGAGTTCCGCGAACTAATGCTTGCTCGAAAAGCTTTGACCTCTGGCCGTACACTTTGGCTGGGTGGTACAGATGTGGCCAAGAAACATGAGGCCTCACAGTTCAACTGTAGCTTCGGTAAGATCGAGACAGTCCATGATGTAGTAGATGCCTTCTGGCTACTCCTGCAGGGATGTGGTGTGGGCTTCGAGCCTGTGGTTGGTACTCTCAATGGTTTCGCGAAAGAAACTGAAATTGAGACATTCCGGTCCAGCCGCACAACCAAAGGCCGTGAGGGTAACTTAGCAGAGACTCGGACCATAGGTGACCTGCGTATATACAAGCTATCTATCGGTGACAGCGCGAAAGCTTGGGCTAAAGCTTTAGGTAAACTGATGGCTCTTAAAGAACCTGTAGACAAGATCATCTTGGACTACACAGAAATCAGACCAGCTGGCACACGCCTGAAAGGTTACGGCTGGATTAGCTCGGGTGATGATACACTTCACATCGCACTGGGCCGCATCTGTGACATCATGAATAAACGTGCAGGACAACTACTGACCCGCATGGATATCCTAGATGTGTTGAACCACATGGGCACTACACTATCCTCTCGGCGTTCTGCAGAGATTGCTGTGATGCCTGTGACAGATGCAGAGGTCGATGAGTTTATCTCAGCTAAGAAAGACTTCTGGCTGCATGACAATGCTCACCGGCAGCAATCTAACAACAGCCTAATGTTCTGGAACAAGCCTACCAAGTGGGAATTGTCCTACATCTTCGATCGTATGGTTGAAGCTGGTGGCTCTGAGCCGGGGTTCATTAACGCAGAAGCTGCAAAGAAACGCGCACCCCACTTCAAGGGAGTTAACCCGTGCGCGGAGATATTGTTAGGAAACAAGAGCTTTTGCAACCTAGTCGAAATTGATTGGGGTAAATACCTCAACGACTTCGAGGGACTTAAAAAGGCTGTATACTTAGCAGCCCGTGCAAACTACCGGCAGACTTGTGTAAACTTGGATGATGGTATCTTGCAGCGATCATGGCACGAGTTGAATGAGTTCCTGCGTCTATGCGGTGTAGGTGCTACAGGTATCGTGAAGTTCTTGGACCACAATAAACACAAGAACATCCAATCGATGCTACAACAGCTACGCGCGTCAGCCAGAAATGGCGCCAACCGCATTGCTGATGAACTAGGTCTACCTCGGCCTAAGCTAGTCAGCACAGTAAAACCAAGCGGAACCCTGAGTAAAATCATGTCCACTACAGAGGGGGTACACAAACCTCTCGGTAAGTATCTCTTTAACAATGTGACCTTCTCTAAGCATGATCCAATCGTACCGATCATGACCGCAGCTGGTTATACTGTAATCGAGAAACCATTTGAACCTGACAGCGTGTTGGTTACCTTCCCGGTTGCCTATGATGATGTACAGTTCGAAGAGGTTGATGGTAAGTTTGTAAACCTTGAGACAGCTGTAGAACAGTTAGACCGATACAAGCTTATGATGGACCATTATGTAGATCATAACTGTTCTGTCACTATCAGCTATGACCAAGCAGAAATCCCCTTAATCATTGAATGGATTTTAAACAACTGGGATAGTTATGTGGGTGTATCATTCATCTACCGCAACGATCCTACAAAGACCGCTGCAGACTTGGGCTATGCCTACCTGCCACAAGAGGTCGTAACTAAAGAGACTTACGATGCGTATGTCTCAACACTTGCAGAAGTAGACATCGAGAATGCCAACTCCTTTGATGAGTTGACTGACGATGAATGTGCAACAGGGGCATGCCCCATCCGTTAAGGTAAAATAATGCGAAAGAAATCCACTTACAAACGTAAGCAGGAGGAAGTTGAGGTTGTGCGCGGTCCCCGTGTGCAGCCTCTTCTTGCTATGAACTCTGCCCAACAAAACTATATGGACTGTATTGCGAGGTTCCCCCAGACATTTGTCACGGGACCGGCAGGTACAGGCAAGACCTATATAGCTGCGGCTATAGCTGCGGATATGTTCAACGCCCATACAATTCACAAGGTAATCTTAACACGCCCAAACATTCCTGCAGGTAAATCTCTAGGATATTTTGCAGGGACCATTGAGGAGAAGATTGCGCCTTGGGTTATTCCACTCACTGAGGTTCTGGAAGCTCGACTAGGTAAGGGCAGGTTCGAGGTAGCCCGTAAGCGGAATGATATCGAGATTGTCCCATTCGAGGTTATGCGTGGCCGATCTTTCAATAATGCTTTCGTCATTCTTGATGAAGCGCAGAACTTAACACCACATGAAATGAAGATGTTCCTGACCCGTATAGGTGAGGACAGCAAAGTCATCGTGAATGGGGATATATCCCAGCACGACCTTCAGGGTACTAGCGGTCTCAAGACTGCTATCGACCTTATGCATAAACACAACATACCCGCAGCGCACTGTAACTTCACACATGAAGACGTAGTTCGCTCGGGTATCTGTGCAATGTGGACCAAGGCCTTTGATTAGGTTGCACCTTAGAGGATTAAACTAATGTTTCCTTACATATCTAAAGAACTACTAGATGAACTCAATTCCCGTTTCCTTGTTCAAGCACCACAATATCTTGAACAGCATGATATACTCATGTGGCGAGGTGGTCAGCGTTCAGTCGTAGATTTCATTCAAACACTTTACGAAGAACAAGAAGCTTCAAAACTAGGAGAATAATTATGTGCTTTGGCGGATCAGCCCCAACACCAGCACCAGCACCACCCCCAGCGGCCCCACCCAGTGCGAACCCTGTCATGACAAATATGTATGACCCGAGTTCCCCAGAGAGTGGCATGGCAGCTGAAAAGGGTGCGGTATCCAATAAGGCTGCGGGAACCTCGCAACTGAAAGTAGACTTAGACCCAACCGTTTCCAACATAGGAAAAGGTACAGGACTACAGATTAATAAGTGAGACACTGAATGAGTATGGGAACCGCAGAAGCGCGTTACCGCCAACTCGAACAGACACGCCAATCTTATTTAGATCGAGCCAGAGATTGTTCTGAGCTAACTATTCCCTCACTAATCCCACCGGATGTCCATAACGAAACGAGTGACTTGTATACTCCTTTCCAAGGTATCGGTGCGAGAGGTGTGAATAACCTAGCTTCGAAACTTTCTTTGGCTTTGATGCCACCTAACTCTCCGTTCTTCCGCTTCATGGTTGAGCCTTACACTCTTAAAGAGATGGCTCAAGATGATGCGGCTCGTACCTCAATTGAACAGCAATTGGGTGAGTATGAACGGGCAGTTATGTCAGAGATTGAAACGTCTGGTGATAGAGTTGCGGTGCATGAAGCATTGAAACACTTAATTGTCGGAGGTAATGTCCTACTCCATGTTGGACCCGATAAAACCAGAGTAATACACCTAGATAGTTATGTAGTTTCTCGCGCTCCCAACGGAGAGATACTGGAGATTGTAGTGGTAGAGCATGTCTCTCCCAACGCTCTGGACAAAGCGACAGCCGCAAACATCTCAGGTAAGCTTGAGGGTGATGAGAAGACTGTGGAAGTCTATACACACATCGAGCGGAAGAATGCGTTCTACAACGTGTACCAAGAGTGTAAGGGGACAGTAGTAACCGGCACTAAAGGTAAATATAAAGAAGGCTCAGTACCTTTCCTCCCCTTGCGGTTCTCCCGCATTGATGGTGAGGATTATGGTCGAGGCTTTGTAGAAGAACTTCTAGGCGACTTACGTTCTCTTGAAGGATTGTCACAGGCAATCGTCGAGGGTGCAGCGGCAGCGGCCAAGGTTCTCTTTATGGTGAACCCTAACGGCACAACCCGCATGCGTACAATCGCTCAAGCTGAGAATACAGCAATCATTGAGGGTAATCGTAACGATGTATCAGTCCTGCAAATGGATAAGTTTAACGATTTCCGTGTGGCTTATCAGGCAATGCAGGGAATTGAAGAACGCTTATCACAGCAATTTATGCTTCAATCTTCTGTTCAACGAAACGGAGAGCGAGTTACAGCGGAAGAAATTAGATACCTCGCAGGAGAACTAGAGGATACCCTATCAGGTATTTATTCGATCCTGTCACAGGAATTCCAACTCCCTTACGTTAACCGCAAGATTGATGTCCTGACCAAAGCCAAGAAGCTACCCAAACTACCAGACAATGTGGTGAAACCCACCATCGTTACTGGTATGGAAGCACTCGGACGCGGCCATGACCTCCGAAAGTTAGACCTGTTTATTCAAGGTATGACACAAGCTCTTGGACCAGAGGTCTTACAGCAATACGTCAACCTCCAAGATTACATCAAACGTCGAGCCACGGCTCTCGGTATCGAGACAGAAGGTTTGATAAAAACTCAAGAACAAATAGCGCAAGAAATGCAACAGGCACAGATGCAACAGATGATGATGCAAGCTGGTCCCGGTGCCGTTCAAGAAGGCGCAAAAGCACTAGGAAACTCTTATGTTGAAAGCCAAAGACAGCAAGGCAGTGGAGAAGGTGAAGGCTAAAGAAGCTGCACCTGAAAAGAAACCACTGGCTGCACCCGCCATCTCTAACGGTGCATCCACAATCAAACGGATCGATCACTAAATATGGCAGAAACAATCACAATCACAGAAGACGAAACTGGCCCTGACGCACCCGTTGCAGAGGATAACCAATCTGAACGTCCAGAATGGTTGCCAGAAAAGTTTAACTCACCAGAGGATTTAGCAAAGTCCTACAGTGAACTTGAGAAGAAACTCTCAGGATCGACAGACACAGCCGCAGAGCCATCTGATACGGATGGAGAGCCGCAAGGTCAGTCAGAACCTGTAAGCTTCGAGAAGTTCTCTGAGGAATTTGCAAGCTCTGGCGAGTTAAGCGCAGATAGTTTCACCGAGTTAGAAGCTATGGGTTACCCCAAAGAAATGGTGGAAACCTACATCAACGGAATGAACGCTGCACAAACCGCAGATGCTACCCAAGTTATGGGAGTCGTAGGCGGTGAGGAAGGCTACAAAGAGTTGACAGATTGGGCGCGAGACTCGCTCGATACAAAAGAACTAGAACTCTACAACCAGATGGTTGGGACAGGTACAGATAACGCAAAGATGGCAGTCGAATGGTTAGTGTCTAAGCGTGAAGCATTAGAAGGCTCTGAGCCTACGTTGCTTGCCGGTAAGGCATCTGCTCCTGCCAAGGATGAGTTCCGCAGCACAGCGGAAGTTGTGTCTGCAATGAAAGACCCCCGATACGGCAAGGACACCGCATACACTAAGGATGTGGAAAATAAGCTGGGGCGGTCTTCGGTATTTTAAAAGGAGATTAGGATGCCAAAAGGTAAGGATACTTACGGTACAAAACGTGGTCGTCCACCAAAGAAAAAGTAAACCTTCCGGCGGGGTGTCAGGTATCAACTGCGCCCCGTCAATTTACAAAGGAAAGATTATGACAGCTAAAAGGGGCTTATACGCAAACATACACGCCAAACAAGCACGCGGTGGAAAGCCTCGCAAGGTTGGCGCAAAGGGCGCACCTTCGGCAAAAGATTTTAAGAATGCAGCTAAGACTGCAAAAAAGAAATAACTAGTACACCTTCTTAGGTGGCTGAGACTATCGATAATGAACGACTAGGCCGGATGCGTCCGACAACCCTGACAAGTAATGAACGACAGTCATTCTCAATCTAGAATATTTTTCCATAGGATAAGAAAATGACAAACGTAACTGCATCCCGTCTAGGTGTTGTCAATAAGGCGACCCCAACGGATTTCGCATCAGAGAACAACCTGTTCCTGAAAGTCTTTGCTGGTGAAGTTCTCACCGCATTTGACGAAACAAACGTAATGAAAGACCTGCACACTTCCCGCACAATCGCGTCCGGTAAGTCAGCATCTTTCCCAGTGACCGGTAAAGCCAACGCTGCTTACCACACTGTAGGTACTCCATTGTTGGGTACACAGAAAATTGCTCACAATGAGATTGTTATCAACATCGATGACGTTCTGATTGCTGATACATTCATCGCAAATATCGATGAAGCCAAAAACCACTACGATGTGCGTGCTGAGTATAGCCGCCTCTTGGGTATGGCTTTGGCTAAAGAATTTGACACACGCACAATGCGCGTAGGTCTCTTGGGCGCACGTTCATCTGCGACCATCTCTGGCGGTAACGGCGGTACAACTTTGGTATCTGCAAACGCTGGTACAACTGGTGCGGCTTTGGCCGCTGCTATCTTTGACGCTGCGAAAGCAATGGATGAGAAAGACGTTCCAGAGAATGAGCGCGTAGCTATCGTAGCTCCTGCACAGTATTACAACTTGGTCCAAGAGACTTCTGTAATCAACCGTGATTGGGGTGGAGCCGGTGTATACGCCGAGGGTACAGTTCTGAAAGTTGCTGGCATCGAGATTGTTAAATCTAACAACTTGCCAACAGCTAACGTAGCTGCAGTATCCGGCGAGAATAACACCTACTCAGGTGACTTCTCCAATACCGTAGCTCTGGTTATGCAGAAGCAGGCTATTGGTACAGTCAAATTGATGGACCTCGCAGTAGAGCGTACATCTGGTGACTTTGAAGTCATGTACCAAGGTACACTCATGGCTGCTAAGTACGCAATGGGCCACGGTGTCCTGCGTCCTGAGTGCGCGGTAGAAATTACCACGGCTTAGTAATATTTCGGGCGGGTCCAATACTGGGCCTGCCCATTTTTTTCTAACAAAATGAGATAATCATGACCAATAGAACTTCCGCCGATAAGAAATATGCAAATGGCACCACATACCGCTCTAACGGCAAAACTGTAAAGCGTACATCCGCTAAAGGTACGAAACGTGCTGACGCATACTGCGCTCGTTCTAGCGGTCAAAAATCAACTGCTAAAGTTCAGGCTCGTCGTAAGGCTTGGGGCTGTCGCGGTAAGAAATCAGTATGAGGACATCATGACCAAACCAACGTCCATGACCGAATTAGAAGCGGTCAACGTCCTACTCACTACTATCGGTGAGGCACCCGTCAACACACTCGATGGAAACCAAGTGACTGACGTATCCATAGCCAAGCAAGTCTTGAACGAGGTTAGCCGTACAGTTCAAGGACAAGGCTGGCACTTTAACACAGAAGATGGTGTAAAACTTACACCCGACACTTCCAATCAACTTGTGGTTCCGAATGATGTAGCCCGTATCGATGCTGATGATTTCAACCTAGTAATACGGGATGGCCGACTATTCGACCTAGATGCTCGAAGCCTCACATTCACATCAGCTATTACGGTAACTATAGTTTACTATCAAGACTTCTCGGTTCTCCCAGATGTCGCAAAGAAATATATCACCACACGCGCAGCGCGTATCTATTCGGATCGTATGCTGAACTCTGAATCCATCCACCAGATGGTCCGTAGGGATGAGCAATCCGCTCTGATCGACCTCAAGGAATTTGAAGGCGATACTGCAGACTACAACATGATGGATAGCTATTCAGTATCCCGCGTTATGAACCGTGGATTTAATCGAAGGATACTGTGATGGGCCTAATTAGTTCTGCCATCCCTAACCTAGTGCAAGGCGTTTCTCAGCAATCACCGGCGCTCCGTCTGTCTTCACAGGCAGAGCTAATGGAGAATGCATTTCCTTCACTTGTTGAGGGGCTACAAAAGCGACCACCGCTGGAAAACGTAGCGGTAATGAATACCTCGGAAACTATTGGATCATTTAGTCATCTTATAAACCGAGATACAGCCGAGCGTTACTTTTTATTTATTAACGCTTCTAACGCAATTTCAATATATGATTTAGATGGTGTGGCAAAGACTGTCACATATCCAGATGGTACTTCTTATTTAAACAGTACCACACCAGCTACTGACTTCCGCGCAGTCACTGTAGCCGACTACACATTTATAGTTAACACATCGCAAACAACAGCGATGTCTAGCGCGTTGACCCCACTCTACCCCTACACCGGTCTCATCTCTGTTAAGCAGGGTGACTACAACCAGCGGTACACAGTGTACCTTGATGGTGCTGTAGCAGTTAATATCGAGACCTCTGCGACTAATCAGATACAGACTAGGACTGACGATATAGCTACCCGGCTCTCAGATGGTATAAACCTAGTTACAGGCTTCACGGCCCGTGCAGATGGTAGTACGGTTGTTATAACGAAGACCGGTAACGCTGAATTTGATCTAGCTACTTATGATAGCTTAGGAGATGAGGGGCTATCAGCCACTGTAGGAACCGTACAGCGTTTCGACGAACTACCTAACAAAGCCCCTGAAGGTTACATTGCTCATGTTCAGGGTGACCAGACAAATGACTTTGACGATTACTATGTCAAGTTTGTATCTGATAACGGAACCCAAACGAAGATCGGTGAAGGTACATGGATCGAGTGGGTAGAACCTAACATTGAGTACGAAATTGATGCGGCAACAATGCCCCATCTCTTGATACGTCAACCGGATGGCTCATTTACATTTGAGGTAGCTGAGTGGGGCGATAGGGCTGTAGGTGATTTAACATCTGTACCTAATCCCTCCTTCATTGGCCGAAAGATTTCAGACGTATTCTTCTTCCAAAACCGGCTAGGTTTCCTTGCTGGTGAGAATGTTGTGATGTCGAGGACTTCAGAATACTTTGACTTCTTCGCGACCACCGCAAGAACACTTCTAGATAACGATCCGATTGATGTAGCAGCTAGTCACACAAAAGTATCACTACTCAAGCATGCTATCGCGTTTGACCGTAAGCTATTGCTGTTCTCCGATCAGACACAGTTCATTCTCAAAGGTGCTGATTTCATCACGCCTAAGAATACATCGATCAGTCAGACCACAGAGTATGAAGCTAGTACACTAGCACAGCCTGCATCTGCCGGTAATGTTGTATACTTCCCCGCAAAGCGTGGAGGCTTCACATCAATTCGTGAATACTATGTCATCGATGATACAGATCGTTCAGATGCTCAGGATGTTACCGCACACGTTGCTAAGTATGTACCTGATGGTGTCTTTAAGATGGCTGCAAGCACAACAGAGAATGCTCTAGTTTGCTTAACAACCCAAGACGCAGACGCCTTATACATTTACAAATATCACTGGGCCGGGAGAGAGAAGGTTCAATCAGCTTGGTTCAAGTATACCATGAATGGTTTGAGCATTCTTAACGCTGAGTTCATCGAGAGTGCTTTATACATTGTAGGTAATAAGTCCGGTAAGACGATCCTTTACAAGATGCAGTTTGACGCGGGACGTACAGATACCAATCAGGATTATGTTACGAGGTTAGATTATCGTTTAGATGAGACATCAGTCACTTCAGTATATGATGCGGCATCTAACCAAACTACCATCACAATCCCATATGCACTAACAGCCCCAACAGTGGTAACTCGCGGGACCAATCAGGGTACTGTAATACCCTTAGTACCTGATGTGTTTACCCCTAATGGCGTAGAACCGGGGACAATAATCGTATTAACCGGGGACTATTCTTCTACTGAGTTCTTTATTGGTGAGAACTATCTTATGACCTACGAGTTCTCAGAGCCTACCCTGAAGGAACCTACAGCTAATGGTGGCCGTGTTGCCATCACTGGTGGTCGCTTACAGATCAAGCATTGGCTCTTACGTTATCAAGATAGTGGTAACTTTTCTGTTAAAGTTCTCCCCCGATATAGGCCTCTACAACAGTATGGACTTGGTGGTACTAACGATTACACAGGACGTGTGATTGGTGGTGGTGCCGGTGTTCTAGGTACGACAACTCTGGCTTCAGGTGACTTCAGGTTCCCTGTGATGTCCAAGGCTGATCGACTTAGTGTAATTATTGAAAGTGATAGCCACCTCCCTTGCCAGTTTCTATCGGCAGAATGGGAAGGTTCTATGCACCTTAGATCAAGAAGAGTTAATGGATAAATTTCTTACACCAACTACGGTGGAGGATATCGACTACGTTGCCCCAAGATTGAGACAAGCAGACTACAGAGAGTGTCTAGCCTCTACAGGCCGGAGACCTCGACAGGTGCTGCTACAATCCCTCGATCTTGGGGGAACCTCACTGACCCTACGCGCTCCTAACGGAGACCGTGTTGGTCTCTGTGGGGTCGTACCTTCTACTTTAGAAGGCGCAGGGGTCGTCTGGATGTGCGCCACAGATGACATCTATCAATATCAGATGACCTTTCTGCGTCAAAGCAAAGCAGCCCTCGACTATTTAGCAGGGGATTATGCTGTCCTCTATAACTGTGTCGATGCCCGAAACACTGTCCACATGAAATGGCTTGATTGGATGGGCTTCACGTTCATCAACAAGCACGAAAAATACGGAGCGGAAAAGCTTCCGTTCTATGAATTTGTAAGGATAAATTAAATGTGTGAACCAGTAACAATGGCACTGGCAGGTATGGGTGCAGGTATGACAGGCGCTACTGTAGGTGCAGTAGGGTCAGCGGCTGCAGCCTCTCAGGCATCACTAGCAATCAAAGGTATTAGCGCAGCAACTAGCGCACTAGGTGCTATAGATGCCTCTAATAAGCAGAACGCTGCAGTGGCTCAGAATGCTCAGTCTGCTAAAGACGCCTACTTCCTAAAAAGCAAACAGTCTAACCTTCGTATCCTCCAAGAACAAACACAAGCATCTATGCAGAAGCAAGACGCTGACCTGAAGGCTCTCAAGTCACAAGGTACAGCTATGGCAGCTGCCGGTGGTGCTGGTGTCCAAGGTACTAACGTCGATCAATTGATTAACGACTTTGAGCGTTCTGAGGGTGTCATGTCAGATCGTATTGAGCAGAAGCTGGAGTCGATGCAAGCACAGAATGAAGTCAACAAGCTTGGCTATCAGACTGAAGCTCAGAACAGAATTAACTCAATGCAACCAGTAGGGTTTGCAGAAACTCTATTCAAGGTTGCAGAACCCATCGCTGGGTTTGGCCTCGATTACTACGACAGTACATCACGATTAGCAGCGGAAACAGAATAATGGCTAGACAAGTAGTGGGTAACCCATTTGAGAACCAAATTGGGACTGTGAGTGCTACAGCAACTCCTGTAGACATTTATCAACGAGGTGTAGTTAAGCGGTCTCCCTTTGCGACCCTAGCAGACACACTCTCAAACCTAGAACAAAAAGCTAGCCCAATCTTAGAGCGTGAGCGTCAGAGAGCCGCAGAGCGGGAATATCAAGAAGGTATACGACTTCATCAAGAAAACAGAGTTGCCATAGGTGAGGCTGTTAAACAGGGATTAATCGACGAGGGTGAAAGCCCCTACCTTAGAAAAGGTTACCGCGTATCCCAGATGAATACTTTATCAGCTCAATACGCTACTGAGCTAGAAAATGCGCTGGCTACTCAAAAACTTTACACTAACGGAAATCCAGCGGCGATTGATAACTTCACTAAAAGTTTCCAAGAAGAATTCATCAAAAAGAATGGGATGTCTGAGTTTGCAGACCATGAGATGGCTGAGTATTTCGGTTCAAGTGCAATCAAGCACGAAGAGAGCTTCAGGGCTGCTTGGCGTTCAAAAAATATCGCATGGCAAAAAGAGCAAAACTACAAGGCAAAAGAAGCTGAAGTAGCTCAAATGGTTTCAACGCTTCTGCAGGATGACCTATCTGAGGAAGATCAGGACATAGCCACAACTAAATTAGTTCAGTGGATACAGGTTCAAAGTGAGAACGGTCGGCTAGATGGGCAAGATAATGCAAGGGTAAACTCTTCCATTGTTAATGGCGTTATCTTTGCGGCCACTCAGCTAGGCGATCCGGAGGTTCTGGATGTCTTAATGAGAACTAAAGTTGGTACAGGCTTTATTGGTAAATCTGTTGACAACCTCAAAACGATAGCAGCTGCTAGATCAACCATTGCAAGAAATAACGAAACACTAGGAAAAGCTGCAGATACTCGGATTGATGCTGCCCATGAAGCCTTACGAGGTAAGATTAGTGCAGAAATATTTAACAACGTACACGGCGAAGGATATAACAAAGACTTTGTCGATGCGAGAATAAACCAGCTAATCGCTACGGGCGTCGAAAAGAACGTAGACGAAGCTATTAGCCTCATGGATTATGTTAACAAAGTAAATAATTTAGTTAACAAACAGCTACTCGAAGTATCCCCGTCCAGCTTAAATACTCTTTCGATGCAGTTGGAAAGAGTGGCAAGTGTCTCAGAGGCTCGTAGCATTATCGTGGATTTTGCAACACAAAATGGCCAAGACGAAGCATTTGTACGGCGGTACATGCAGGATTGGAACACCTACTATAATCCAAAAGGCGAAGAAACATTCGGCTTAAACTTCAACACCTCATCAACAGAAGAGGGGAAGTTACTTGCTCAGTTAGATCAGCAAATCTTTGGGAATGAAGATAGCGAAAATTATACTAAGCCAGAGTATGTGGACACGTCGATGCGGGTACGAAGATTAGCAAAATATAAAATACGGGAGGCGGTTAAGAAATGGTTTTCAGAAAACGAAGGCCAAGGCGAAGTACCACCACCCATTATGGAGCAGATTGTCTACGAAGTTTTCCAGGGAATTCAGAAATCGTATTTCGATCAAGATGGAACAGGAACATCCAAAGTACCAGCACTGGTCGAAGCAACATCGAAATTCGGATATGACGTAGGTCAATTCGGGGGAGGTAGATAATGGTTGATACGGTAATCGACATTGTAGGGGCAAAAGAGTTCCTAAAACAAAACCCTGATGCTGGAAACCAGTTTGATCAGAGGTACGGAGAGGGTGCAACATACGCCATTTTAAATGATGAGTATGTAAATCCAGAAGAAACAGCAGCCCGTGCGGCAGCACTAGAAGCAGAACAAGGCCGGTCAACTTTTAAAGATGTGTTGGTTGGTGTTGCTGATGGTGTCGAGCAGGCTATTAACGAAACCGGTCAAACATTAAATTCCGTAAACCAATGGATCGAGGAAAAGACAAACACAGGTCGATTGGTTTGGGAAGATAAAGACGGTGACGGTAAGGTTGACCTCATCCCATCTTACTGGCCCAGAGAGAAGGTTGTTGAGAACGCTGCAATGCTCAACCAAGACCCATTAACTGGTTTTATGGAAGAGTTAGATGTCGTTCCAGAGCCAGAGAGAATGGCTGGTAGCGTCACTAAGGGGTTCTCACAGTTTCTCTCAGGCTTCCTACTTCTAGGCGGCGGCAAGGGTGGTGCTATTCGGGCGCTAGCTACAGGTGCTGTAGTTGATGCAACTGTGTTTGATCCTTATGAGGCAAACCTATCCAAGATGGCTGAAGAGGCTGAGTGGACAGGACCACATCTAGATCGAGCGTTGGCAACACTAGCTACTAACCCAGACGATCCTGAATGGCAGAACCGGCTGCGCAACTCAATTGAAGGTGGTATTGCTGGTATTGCTGTGGATGGCGTTATCAAGGGTGTTCGCATGGTTGCGGCAACCCGTAGAGCGCGGAAGGAAATTAAAGTTCTCGGTAAGGTTTCCGACGAAACTAGCGCAGAGATACAACAACTCGACGCTGAAATTGCCGAAATAGCTGAAGCCCAAAATAGAAACCTAACAGCTAAAGATGATGGAACCTTTGAGGGACCAGATGGTACTGTATATGAACCAGATGGCGACAAACTGAAAATAGTAAGTAAGCCGCCTGAAGTTAATACAGCAGCGCCAACCCAACCCGAGGCTCCAGATGTGGGAACGTCAGGTTCAGACCGTATTAGTCTTTTTGACGATTCACTAAACCCTGATCTACCAGCTAGACCAGAAGCTCCAGATGCCCCAGAGGTGGGTAACTCACCCGCTCAGGTACTATCTCCAGAACCTTCTGCTATGACTAAGATTGAGGGTAAGAAGCTAGATGGCCAAGCACTGGCTGACCAGACTAGACCTAAGAAAATCTCCACGCTTCCTAAAGTTTCTATCGTGGATGAGCCTGTTCTTCGTGCCACTATTGCGCGTATGAAAGAAATGAACTTCACAGACATTAAGGCTCTGGAAGATGGCGGCGCATTTAACGTAGATACTATGGACGGTCTAATGACCGGAGATAGGTTGATCGATGCGGTCCACCAGACACTCAAAGACGAGGGTGTTGCAAAGGCTCTCAAGTTTGAAGACCCAGTAACGCTACAACAAACGGCTGCGGAAAGTTTAAAATACATTTCAAGGACTACTAATAAGGATGTGAATGTTCTTATTAAAGATTTGAATGCCACTGAAACTATGACGCGAGACTTAGCCACTAAGATTGTTGCCGGTAAAATGGCGCTCCAAACCACTGCCCGTAAGATTACCGATCTTTCAAACATCCTAGATGATGCTGTCAATGCTAATAAGGGCACTGAGGAAGCTGAACGATCCTTGTTCAACGCAATGCAAATGCACATGGAAGTTCAGGCAAACGTAAAGAGCATGCAAACTGCAGCTGCTAGGGCTACATCAGCTGGCCGTATCCGTACTGACGCTATGTTATCTGCAGATACTCTAGACGGTCTATCAGCATTCGGTGGTTCTCTGCGTGTCCGAGACCTTGCTAAGAAACTTCGCTACGTTAAAGACGGTGAAAGCACTGGTCGTATTGTGGCCAAAGCTGTTGAGCGTAAATGGCTAGGTGTTTTGAACGAATATTGGATTAACACAATCCTATCTGGCTTTAAAACACACATGCTTAACCTATCATCCAACTCAGTTAATCTATTTCTCCTACCTGCCGAAAGAGCTATGGGTGGTATTTATCAGGGGATGCGGGGCCAAGGCTTTAAAGAAGCCAAGATTGCCGCAAAACAGTATAAGTATCTTATGCACTCGATGACGGAATCCTTGCACCTTGCAGCAAGAACTTTCGGCAGAGAGAACACAACACTCGATAGCGCGGTTAAATTCGATATTGGCGCTGGCGCTAATAATAAGTCAATCACAGCTGAGAATTTAGGCGTTACAGGTAAGTACACAGGAACGGCTGTAGATGTAGTTGGTAAAGCTGCGCGTCTTCCTTCGCGCTTCCTAATGGCTGAAGATGAATTCTTTAAACAGCTAGCATTCCGGTCGCGCTTAAAAGCTATGATCGAGTTTGATATCGAAGATATGTCATTAGAAGATATACAGTCTAAAGGTTATTCGTCTAAAGATGAAATGTTTGAAGCAGAGGTTGAAAAGGCTTTTACTCAGAAATCTGATGCTGCGGAGAAATTTCAAGAGCTTGCTCTAATGGGTAAGGTTCTTGATGATCCAGAAGTTAAAGAGAAGTTTATTGAGAATGCTTTAGGTTCCTTCAATGAAAGTAATAGCTACGCTATTGCTGCTATTCGTGAAGCTCGTGCCGCAACATTCACCACGCCACTGCAGAAGGGTACTACAGGCCACTCGATCCAAGAGTTTGCTAATCGGCACCCGTTTGCTCGGCAGATCATCCCATTCATTCAGACACCCATGAACATCATGAAGACTGCTTGGGATAGGACACCGGGACTTAACCTGATACACGCAGAGTATCAACAGGCACTAAATAGCCCAGACGAAGCTATTCGAGCCGAGGCTATCGGTAAGCTGGCTACAGGTACTATTACGGTAGGAGCTTTGTCGCTACTTGCAATGCAGGGACGTATCACAGGCGGTGGTCCTACCGACCGTAGGGAAGCTGCTAACTGGCGGAAGTCTAAAGATTGGCAACCTTATTCGGTAAATTTTGGGACACATGAAAACCCTTACTGGGTATCCTTTGAAAAGCTCGACCCCCACACCACACTGTTTGGTATCGTGGGTGATGCGGTAGAAATTACATCACGGGTGGGTGACCCCAATCAAGACCACACTTCTATGTTGGCTGCAATTATTGCTTCGGTAGGCAATAACGTAATATCCAAGACTTACTTGCAGGGTATTTCTGACATCGTGAATGTCATCAATTCCAAAGATAGGCCGCAAGAAGCTGATCGCTTTCTACAGCAACGATTGGCATCCTTCATGCCTTACTCCTCAATGAACACACAGCTTGCTAGTGTATTTGAAGAGAACTTGGTCGAAGCTCGTGGCTATGTTGATACAATCAAAAGTAAATCAATATTCCTTCGTGGTGGTCTACCAACTAAGTATGATTGGCTTACCGGAGAGGCTGTAGAAGGACCAGAGAGCCTGCAGATATTACCCCATATTACGAAGAAAGAACTGAAGAACGAAGACAAAGAAGTCGCGCTTGTTCAGGCTGAAATGCGTAAATTGGGTTATGCAGCACAAGGTCCAGATCGGTCTATTGGCGGTGTGGAGTTAACCGGAGAGCAACACAATCGTTGGAACGAACTTATGGGAACAGTTAAGCTAGGCGGTAAAACTCTAACAGAGCGGCTGGCCCATGAAATCAAAAAAGATCGTTACCAAGCCTACAGCCAGTTTGATGGTGAGTGGACTACACAAGAAGACCCTCGCGTAGATAAAATTAGATCAATCGTTAGTGACTATAAAACTAGGGCAAGAAAAATGCTTTTGCGTGAAGTGCCAGAGTTAAAGGAGTCCGTTCAAAACTATAAACGATATCAACGCAGTTTAAAAGCTGGCAGGCCAGTAGAAAAGCCAGAGATAGATATGAACAACATCTTTAAATAACAACAACAGGCCCCTCTTCGGAGGGGTCTACTTCTTTCAGGAGACATTATGGCTGACAGTATAGTCAAATATGTGGCTGACGGTTCTACAACAGAATTTTCAATACCGTTCAACTATATCAACCGTGTGGACGTTGTTGTTTTAGTTGCAGGGACAGCGGCCCCATTTACATTCATAAACGATACAACAGTATCGATTACAACAACCCCAACAGTAGACTCTATAGTTACTATAAAACGGCAAACTTCGAAGGTGCCGTTGGTCGATTTCACAGATGGCTCAACGCTATTTGAAGCTGACTTAGACCTAGCAAACAAGCAAGCAAGGTTCCTTGCAGAAGAAGCTGATGACCGCGCTTCAAATTCTATGGAACTAAGTGACTTAGATAATAGGTGGGATGCTGAAGGTTACCGATTAAAGAATATTGGGGAACCCTTAACAGACGATGAGGTAGCCACCCGAGGCTTCGTAAATAACTCCGGAGCTTCAATCTTAGCTGGCGCTCAAGGTGTTCGTGACCAGTTATACAACCTGACAACCTCAATGGTGTCCCTGCCTTATGGGTCTGCAGGCTATGCAACTTATGATGCCGAAAATGGTAATCTTGAGTTCAGCCTCTCTGAGGGTCCTCAAGGTGTCCAAGGTGTTGCAGGTCCATCAGGACCCAACGGGCCGCAAGGTCCGGTAGGCATCCAAGGTGTCCAAGGTCCGCAAGGACCGACTGGTGCTACAGGCGATACAGGTCCGGCAGGCCCGACAGGTATGCAAGGCCCGACAGGTTTGCAGGGCGTAACGGGTAACCAAGGTGATGTAGGGCCAGAAGGCGCACAAGGTAATCTTGGCGCAACAGGTTCTACAGGGCCGCAAGGTGTAACGGGTCTCACAGGTCCACAGGGACCAGAGGGTCCAACAGGACCTCAAGGGATTACTGGCGCTGATGGTGACCAAGGACCGCAAGGTGATGCAGGTGTAACAGGACCAACTGGGCCAACAGGCACAGAGGGACCGCAAGGTGCAACTGGCGCACAGGGACCAATCGGCCCAACCGGAAACCAAGGACCAATTGGAGCAACCGGAGCGACAGGTTCTCAGGGACCTACAGGTTCTCAAGGTATTACTGGAGCAACTGGACCACTCGGCCCACAGGGTAATGCAGGTCCAGCTGGTCCTCAAGGAACCCAAGGTATTCAGGGCAATACTGGGCCAGACGGATCTACAGGACCAACAGGCGCAATGGGTTCTACGCCGTTAGGATTAGCCTTCGGTACGTTCTCCATCAATTCGGATGGTGAGCTTTTAATGGAATATTATGGGGATGCTGATGACAACGATTTCTCAATCGATGCCAACGGGTTCTTATCAGTGAGTACGGTGTAAAAATGGGAACATTAAATATTGGACGTGTGCGTATGGGTTGGAAAGGAACATGGAGTTCCACCACAACTTACGTTGCACAAGATGCCGTTTATTATAGCGGTGAAACATTTGTTGCCAAAATCGATGTACCTGTCGGCACAGCAACAACTAACACAACCTACTGGCAGCAAGTTGCCCAAAAGGGAACTAACGGGACCAACGGCGCTAATGGTGCTACTGGACCACAAGGCGCAACAGGACCACAGGGTATCCAAGGCGATGAAGGGCCTACAGGCCCACAAGGCAGCACTGGTGCAACTGGTCCAACCGGAGCCACCGGTCCTACAGGGCCGCAGGGTGATGATGGAGATACAGGCCCGACAGGTCCACAGGGTGGAATAGGTAACACTGGGGCTACTGGTCCACAGGGTCCACAAGGTAACACTGGTCCGCAAGGTGCTACTGGAGGAACAGGAAGCACTGGTGCGACAGGCCCACAAGGGCCACAAGGTGGCACTGGTTCTACAGGTGCAACGGGTGCCACAGGTGCTGCGCCTGCGCATAACTGGAGTGGCTATTCACTACGCTTCACAAACCCAAATGGAACGAATGGTTCATATACAAACCTTCGCGGTGCTACTGGCGCTACAGGTCCACAAGGTAACACCGGTTCGCAAGGCCCACAGGGTAACACGGGTGCCACAGGTGGAACTGGACCAACAGGTTCTCAAGGCCCAACAGGTCCTCAAGGGAATACAGGCCCACAAGGTGCGACAGGACCGCAGGGTTCTACAGGTCCACAGGGTTCTACAGGTAATACTGGTGCCGCAGGCCCTACAGGCTCTCAAGGTCCTCAAGGTAATACTGGCCCGTCCGGTAACCCATTCGGTGGTGGTACGTTCACAGGAAATGTAACTTTTGGGGACAATTCCATAAATGACGTTCAGGCCATTTATCTTGATGATGCTATTTATTCAACTGGCGATACTAATACTTACACGCAGTTTCATGCTGCAGACCAATGGCGTGTTGTTACAGGCGGTACTGAACGTCTTGAGGTCAATAACAGCACTATAAACGTAGCCGCTAATATTGAGATGAATAGTCATTACCTCGATATGAATAACAACGACATCTACGGCGTCGATCAAATCTTTCACCACGGTGACACCAACACGTACATGAATTTCCACGCATCGGATCAGTGGCGAGTTGTATGCGGCGGATACGAAAGTCTTGAAGTTCGTTCCCAAGTTGTGAATGTTTATATGCTTGAAGTCCAAGGGACTGATGTCATTAGTTCTTCTAGGCAATTACAGAACATCGCCAGCATAGACAGCACCACGGCTTCGGCAATCACCTCAGCTGGCATAGGTGGCGCTAGTACAACATACGGCGCTGTTGGGACTTATGTTTGGGGGTACTTTTCAGGCACAGGTATCACAGAGGGTTCCACAAAGGCTGGAAGCAGTATTACTCCTGCCGGGGACTTTTATTATCTGACCAGTCTTTCAGCAGACAGCGGAAGTGGAAGTTTCATACATACCCAAGGCGGAAGCGCTCTTAGTGGGACTTGGCGTGCTATGGGCCGCACTATGAATAGTTCATCCAGCAGCTTTACACGTTTTACACTATTCGTGAGGATTTCATAATGGGCATTACAATAACAGAAGTCCGTAATGCGGCATCACTACAGTCTGACAACCTTCGCATGGACGTAGAGATTAACCACCCTGAGTTTGGCTGGATAACTTACACTCTTGACCCTGCCGACACGGATACGACCATCAACAACAATGAAGTAATGGCTCTCATAGGTTCTAACTTTACAGCGTATGTTGCACCCACTCAGGCAGAGCTAGATGCAACTGCAGAGGCACAGGTGCGTGACCAGCGTGACAACATCTTAACCAGAGAAGTTGACCCTGTTGTGTCCAATAACTTGCGCTGGGCAGAGATGACCGCTGAGAAGCAATCTGAGTGGTCTTCCTACAGAACTGCCTTGCTTGACATCACAGATCAAGCTGGCTTCCCAACGGAAATAACTTGGCCGACTAAGCCAGAATAACAGGAATTTATCATGACAATTACATTAGAAAACCTGAGCCAGTACGGCATCGGGAACAACTTTAGTGACACTGTATATCCTCAAGATTTCCAGAACATTGTTTATGGTGAAGACCTAGATGAAGAACTGGTTCTCGTGGACCCTACAACCAACGGAGGCTCTACAGCATGGTTCAAAGAACCTAGCTATGACCGCTGGTGGCTCGTAGGTCCTAAAGGTGAACGCGAAGAATAACGATGACCTCTAAACAGGAAGGTTGGCACTTATCCAAAAGTGTACCCGCAACTCTTCTTCTCGGACTAGTGACACAAGCAGCCGCCATTGTCTGGACAGTTTCTATGATGATGGCGGACATTCAGCAGAATACTGAGAAGCTAATAGGCTTTTCTGAGCGTGTGTCTAAGGTCGAGAGTATGGTACAGAACCAAGCGGTAAGCATGGCTCGTATCGACGAAAACATCCAACATATTCGTGGGGCTGTCGAGAAGATGGCTGACCAAGACTAAGGAACAGAAATGCTAGCTGAACTAGCCGCGTGTAACGCAGCTTTCGGCATCGTCAAGAAGTTCGTACAAAACGGCAGGTCTATAGCTGACTGTGCGAAACAGATAGGCATCATTGCCGAGAGCAAAGATAAACTCCAGAAAAAAATAAAGAAGAAGCGCAGCGGTTTTATGGGTGCGCTGAAACCCCAGCAAGCCACGGACCTCGAAGAATTTATGGCATTAGAGTCAATCAGGGAAGCCGAGGCCGACTTGAAGCAGCTGATGATTTACACAGGCCGCGCTGGGCTATGGGATAGCTGGCTAATGTTTCAGAAAGAAGCGCGAGTAAATCGCAGGGAAGCTGAAAAGGAAGCTGAACGCCTACGCGAAGAGATGATGTTCAAAGTCTCTGTGGGTGTTGCCATAGCACTTTTCGTAAGCGGCTTAGTTGGTTTCTTTTATTTTATACTTTTCTTAAAATCCCAAATCTAAGGATACATTATGAACCTCAATCCAATCGGCGGTATCGTCGATGGGCTTGCGAAAGGTTTAGACGAACTCTTCACATCTGAAGAAGAGCGGGAAGCTGCAAAGCTAAAACTAGCTACACTAATGCAGCAACCTCACATGCTCCAAGCAGTTGCAAATATTGAAGGTGCCAAGCATCGCTCGATATTTGTGGCTGGGTGGCGACCATGCATAGGCTGGGTCGCTGCCCTTGGCTTGGGGTATCAGTTCCTCGTTTTACCGTTCGCAGGTCTTATCAACGCATATGCCCAACTACCCGCAGAACTACCCGTATTAGCGGGTGAGCAACTCATGAGCTTAGTTATGGCGCTTTTAGGCCTTGGCGGCATGAGAACATTTGAGAAATACAAAGGTGCAACGAAATGACCGAAAAAGAAATGATGGAGCTACTGCATAAGACACTTGCAGAAAATCTCCTGCTTCGCGTGAAAGACCCTGAAGCAAAGTCATCGGACCTGAACGTAGCCCGTCAGTTCCTGAAGGATAACCACATCGAGGGTATACCTACAAACGACAGTCCCCTTGGTGACCTTGTAGCTACCCTACCGAACTTTAACGACGAAGACGCAGATGCGTCAGAAATGCGCCACTAATATATGTTCACAGATCGTACATCACTCGGTGTGCCAACAGATAAAGACCCTCTAAGCGACTTCCGCAAATTTTTATTTGTCTGTTGGCAACACCTGAACCTACCAGACCCTACACCAGTACAATACGACATAGCTAAACACATCCAGAACGGTGAGAAGCGGATCATCGTGGAAGCTTTCCGAGGTGTAGGGAAATCGTGGATTACATCCGCCTATGTCGTATGGCTGCTATACATGAACCCGCAGCTAAACATCTTGGTTGTATCTGCCTCTAAGACACGCGCAGATGACTTCACAACCTTTACGCTGCGCCTGATTAACGAGATGCCAATCTTACAGCACCTCATCCCTAATAGTGACCAGCGACAATCTAAAATCAGCTTCGACGTAGGACCAGCAAATGCATCCCACGCACCCTCAGTGAAATCTGTAGGTGTTACAGGACAGCTAGCAGGGTCTCGCGCTGACGTATTGATTGCAGATGACATCGAGGTTCCTAACAACTCAGCCACACAGGGCATGAGAGATAAACTCTCAGAAGCTGTGAAAGAATTTGACGCTATCTTGAAGCCTAACGGACGTATCATCTACCTTGGTACGCCGCAGAACCAAGAAAGCCTCTACAACAAACTACCAGATCGTGGGTACAAGGTACGCATCTGGCCAGCTAGGTATCCTAACGAAGACCAATTGGTGTCTCTAGGGGACAAGTTGGCACCTAAAGTACGGCGAGAGATAGATGATGACCCAGAACTTGTAGGTAAATCTACAGACCCTGACAGGTTCAACGACTATGACCTAGCAGAACGGGAAGCATCCTACGGACGCTCTGGGTTTGCCTTGCAGTTCATGCTCGATACAAGGCTCTCTGATGCGGAAAGATACCCTCTCAAGGTGTCTGACCTAGTAATCATGGATATACCCACTGAGGAGGCTCCTGAGAAGGTCGTGTGGGCATCTGGTGAGCAGTATGTAGTCCAAGAGCTACCTAACGTAGCCTTCAACGGTGACCACTACCATAAACCCATGTATATCTCCGATCAATTCGTAGAATACAGCGGGTCTGTTATGTCTATTGACCCCTCTGGTAGAGGTAAGGATGAAACAGGTTACGCTGTAGTTAAGATGCTCAACGGATACCTGTATGTCCGTAGATGTGGTGGGGTAGCTGGCGGGTACTCAGAGGAAGCACTGCAGAAACTCTCCATGATTGCTAAGGAAGAACAGGTAAACGAGATTATCGTAGAGAGTAACTTTGGTGACGGTATGTTTAACCAGCTGATTACTCCAGTTCTCGCTAAGATACATCCAGTTACCTTGAGTGAAGTGCGACACAACACACAGAAAGAGAAACGCATCATCGATGTTCTCGAACCTGTGATGAACCAGCACAAACTTGTCATGGACAAAAAGCTAATCAAGCAGGACTACGAAAGCACCCAGCATCTCCCTCCTGAACAATCTCTAAGATACCAGCTGATGTACCAGCTAACTAGGGTAACTGCAGAGAGAGGAGCGTTGTCTAACGATGACCGCTTGGACTCTCTAGCTATGGCAGTTCAATACTGGGTAGATGCAATGGCCCAAGACGCAGACAGGCAGATCAACTCCCGCAGAGAAGAAATGCTCATGGATGAAGTCAATAAAGTCCGTAGGTCAGCCGAGATGGGACTAGCTGTAATTACAGGCCACTTAGGTGGCGATACATCCAATATGAAATGGTGAAATCAATTAGGTTGCCCCTAAGAGAAGGGAAGAAAACTCCCCCCCC